CACTGTTTTCTTGAAGAGTGTCAACTACTTTTTCGAGTCTTTCTATTATTGCTGAGTTGATGTCAGACATGGAGTGCCTTTTGCCGTTTGTCCCAGTAGAATTTAATAACTTGATTAGGGTATAAACGAGTGATTTTTATTTTCTTGTGTACCTCAGGACGATATATCTTTCTGAGCTCAATCTTTATTTCAGACGGAGACTTACCATACAATACATATGAATCAATGCCATCAAAGTGTATTAGGTAAGGGATGACGCTGCTATCTTTTTGATAATGCTTTGCTTCTCCTAGTCCTGCGTTACCTGTGCGAGGACCTATGCCCACATTAGGTAGGACATAACCTTTTGGTTTATACTTACGCTTCTTTACTTTCTTCTGCCCTAGCATTGGATCATATCCTGCCACAGGACCACTAGCAGCAGCAGATCCAGAGAATCCACCAGTGCCTGCACTCATTGTTGGGGCATCTTCGTTGATCATTCTATTGCAGTGAGCGTATCGTATACATCCATATCCAAATCAACTTCATTCAATGAGCCCTGATTGATCTCTGGATACCTATCTAAAAATATTAGAAAGGTCTTCAGTATAGACCAGTATTCTCGCTCTAGTTTATACATTAGCAACGGTATAGTTGCCTCATCAAAAACATTGAATAAAATGATCAGGTGATTGATTATTAAATTTGTACGTAATGTCCCAGTCTTCAAGTATCTCTTAAGCAAACGCTTAAGGTATTTGAATTTCTTCATGTCCTCCATGAAATCATCTACAGTAACCGATTGTGGGTTGTTGTAGTGCTTGATGGCGAACAGTAAGTGATTCTTATCTGTTAGACTTTCAAAATGCATTACGAAGATCAGGTATACCTGAGATTATTTATTAACTACCAAATGTAAGTGTAGCAGCACCGTCAGTCATTTTCTCTACAGCACCTTTGCTTGAGTTGATAACGCAGCGATACTTATATCCATTTAGTGTTGTGCCTGCTAGTCCACTATATGCAAGAGTTGCAGTAGTGAAGTTTGCATATGTAATACCAGTATCAAGTGAAGCACTTACATCTACCCAACGAGTAGTTGCAGTTGCTGTCTGTCTCTGCCACTTGTATGTGATAGTACCTGACTGGTCTACTGTTGCTGCAGCAACGAATGTACCAGCACCACTAGAGGATGTAGAGTTAGCAGGTTGTGTGCCGACTGTAATTACCTCAACTACATCTGCTGCGATTGTGTCATCAGATGCGTCGCCCGCTGCAGCTGCAGTAGCGTGTGTGAATGCAAGACATTCTGCCTTGTGACGTGTGTCACCATTGTGTGTAGTATATGTGCGATATAACCACCAACCTGGTCCTGAAATACCTCTAGACTCATTAGTGCCCTTTGTCATTTCAGTAGCATCTACAAAAACAAGACTGTAGTCAGTTATGCTATCGCCACCCTTGATAACATATTCTGCTACTGCCTTGGGAGGTGTCCTCCTGATTGCATTTGCTGCAGTGATAGTTGCGGTTGATCCTGCATATACCTTATGAAGTTCTATAGCCGTCGCTGACGTTACTTGTTTTACAATGTAAGATACACCAGAGATATCTAACACGTCACCTACTTTGACAAGATTGTCAGAAGCGTCCGTGAAGTCTCCACTAGTGGTTACAGTAGCATCGCCATTGGTTACTCCAATGTTCGTGCCCATTGCTTTCGCATCGATTAGTCCAAATACAGCCATTGTTCTCTATAGTACGGGTGGTATCATCTATATGTTATTTATACTACTTTGCTTCTAGAGCTTCCTTCACTTTCTCAAAGAGAGCGTCGTCTGCTGTAGTCTTAGTTAGTTTTACTGCCTTACCGATGATAAGTAGACAGATTTCGATTAATTTTTCGCCGAGTTCTGCATCGTCAGGAATTTTCTTGACAGCAGAGTCGATTACTTTGTATGCCAGAGGCATTAAAAAATTACCAATCATGATTTTATAAAGCGGGGTACCTTATTTATAACTTTTTATACTCACTTGGTTTGATGCCTGCCATCTCTGCATCATGGTCTTGAGTGAGACCTATCATTTTCTGTCTCATTCTTTCCTTGATAACATCCTTAGCAGCCTTATCTTCCTCGTCATGTGGAATTACATTACCTTCAGCATCCTTTTCATGATGCTCTTTCTTTACTTCATGAGGCTCATAACCAATACCATCACCATCGTCATCCCACCAACGTTTTACTTTGCCTTTGGTTTTACCCTTAGCAGATTTCTTTGCAGCTTCCTTTAATGCATCCATAGACGCACCAAGTTTTGCTTTCATGGTTTCTTTCATGAGGTCTTCCTTCTTTGGATTAACTGTAATACCCTTTTTAGTAACGGTCTTGAGTGCACTTTTTCTATCAGGTGTTTTACTGGTAGGTTGCTCCATTACAAATCTCCTTTAATGTTACTTCGCCAGTCGTATTTTGGTTTAATTTCAAGTTTGAAAGATTCGACGTCGAGAGTTTTAGGATAGTCCTTGTCACCTGGTTTAGCAGGTTTCTCACCACGCTTACGTTTAGCATGGATGTTGTCCCAAAGACCTTTCTTACCCTCTTCAATCTTATCCTCTTCTTTAACACAGTTAGGTACTACTTTTCCGTCTTTCTTTTTAGTGCCCTTTGCCTTGTATCCTTTCCAACAAGTAGAAGCACCGACGTTTTTACGAGCCTGTTTCATAGACTCATGGAGATCATCTAGGTCAACACCGACGACGGATTCTTTTGCGGTGACACCTATATCAACTGCATCCTTAGCAGTCTTACGACCATCCTTACCCATAACAACATAGCGTCCGTCTGCCTTGCGACCAGTGACTAGCATCTGATCTCCACCAGAGGAGACGACTCTACCTACGTTTTTATCACGCTTAAACTCCATCTTCTTCTTAGCAACTGCTTCCTTATCAATAGGAAAACCACCGTAACCTTCGATTACTGGCTCCCATGAGTCCATCACTTCGATTGCTGCCTCGGCACCTTCTTTAAGATGCTTAGTTAACTTTTCTACAGTGTCAGTCTCTAGTGCATGAAATATTTTATTCTGCTCTAGGAAGTTATACTTCATCAGTGCAGCAGACACTTTGATATCTAAAGTCATTGCTTTACTAAGGGGTTAGTCGTTAAAACGTATTATTATTTAGTCTTAGTCTTCTTTCTAAAATCAGAAAACTTGATTGTTGCTTGACCAGGTGTCATGTCTTGGACTGCCTTACGGTATGCATCTGTGCCTACCTTCCATGTGTTACCACTACCATCATCAGCAGAGTAGTTGGATTGATCTTCTCTCTCTGTGATGTGATGCAACCATGCTTTATGCTCAGTGCCATCTGGCATTTGGAATATAACATAGTTGGTGCCACGATGGACAACATGTCCTGTTAAACCTGTGTCGTCGTGCTCTACTAATGCTCCTACCTTAAAAATATGCTCGAGCATATAGAAGTCACGGAATGTATTGTAGTCTAGTTTAGGTGCAAACTCCCATAGTGATTCACCAAACCACTCCTTAACATCTTTCTTTTTGCCTTTCTTAGGAGGGGGTGTCATTCCTGTCTTCACATCTGCCATCATCTGTTGACTATGCTTTCGACTGATACCCTTAGGCATCCCTGCATGGAATGAATCGTGGTCATCACTACTTGCATGCTTACGCATAGAAGATGCTGACAACTTCTCTATAGGATCTTCTGACTTGGGGTCTCTTGCTCCTGCAGACTTTATATTTATTGTATTGAAGTCGTAGTGGACTCCATTGTATTTCTTAGTTAGTGAGTCAAATTCTTTTACACGGTCATCACCTACAACCATAGTGACATGCTTATGACCTTCGTCATTCAAGTCCTTTAAGATGTCAAATATGTTTCGGTGTGCCTCGTTGTTTTGGATTTTATCTTTATGCTGAGGAAACATCTTACGCATGTGACCTACTTTTTGGTCTGCGTTGAGGGGATTCTTTTTGTGGTCTTGGGATCTGCTAGGGTAGATTCGGTAGTTTCCCGAGTCGCCTCCGTGAGATCTAACAGCATCGAGTAACTTACCATGGCCAGCATGAGGAGGATTAAACCTGCCAAAAGTAATTGCAACGTGGGGGTCAGCATCATTTTTTTTATTTGTACTAGAAGATTGACCCTTCGCGGATGGTGAGGGTTTCTTTGTGGTAGTCTCTTTTGCTTCTTTAATGAAATCTAGAAAACGCATTAGCCCCAGTCTTTTGCTACGGTGAAATTGGCACGACTAAATTCTAGTCTGTCAACAAGTTTAAGAGCAGTGCCATCTTTGATAGCAACAAATCCTTCTGGACTTGTTACACGATAACCTGACTCGTCTTCAAGGAAGGTGCCAACACCTTCAATCTTTTTGAGTTTATTTATAATCATATTCTTTGCATCCATGAGGTTTCTAAACCCACTGAGTGCAGAAAACATAATAGTCTTGTTACTATTTAGAAAAGAAACAGAGTCAGATCTACGCTTTTCCCATTGCTCTTGTGTTTTAGGAGTCTTTTTCTTGATGATTTCCTTCTTATATCTGTCATCTAGGAATTTAATAAACTCCTGTGTCATCTTCTGTGACGTGTTAGGAATCTTTCCTTGACGTATAACTTGGTTGAAATAGATCTTAAACATAGAGGCAGGAGACATGGCAGATTTGTCTTTAGATATAACGTCTAGAAACTTACCGCCTGACCTGAGATTAGTCTTTGCTTGTCTAATAGTATTGTTGATGTTATTCTTCTCGCTGATACTTAGATTAGCGAGACCATTTACATTAGTAAATTCAGATGAGAATACTGCAATGTCTTTGACACCCTGTAGACCTTTAACATCTGCACCGAATGTTGCAGATAGAGAGTCCATGCTACCACCAACGTAGCGGGTATGAAAGACAATGCCCATGGTAGATTTTGCAACCTTACCACTCATCTCACTATCTTGATCTACAATGTAAGTGATTGTATTTGGTTTAAATCTATAACCTCGCTTGCCACTAACGGTAACAAGAGGAGGGGTAGAAGTATAGAGGAGGTCACCTTGTAGTATACCGTCAATGGGTAACTTCTTAAGTTGCTTGTAGCATTGCTTGAGGATACCATTGATAGCACCTTCGTAGTGAAAGTCGATGAAGTCTTCATTGTATCCTATCTTAGGTGTAGTCTTATTAAAGACTGACTTAGTGCCGACAAAAAACTCTCCTGTCTGTGGATCTTTACCACACACAATAGCAGGAGCACCGTCCCATTTCACAGTGACCTTCGTGTTGCCACCACCTTTACCAGAGGATAGCATGTCACGGAGAGACTCTAAAAAGGCAATGCTATTCTTAGCACCAGCTGAGCCAGCGTTAAAAATATCATCTTCTAAATGCTCTAGGTGAGTATTCTTTGCCATACTTCTATAATACTATACTTTATTATGTAATGGGAAAGTAGTGTGCCACTTTATCATGTGGATAGAAACCCTGTGTCACCGTCCAAGTCCATGCTACTAGGACGTATGTTGTTTATCTTAAGTGCCATCAGAAACGACCATCGTGCATTTGACTTTGAGTTAGTCTTAAGACGAATCCTGATATTACTACTAGTTACTGAGTCAGAAAACCGTGGGCATCCATATCCTTCTGGGTCTCTACCCATATAATATAGTCCCTTTCCTTTTATCTGTATGTAGAAGGTGCTCTTAGAATTATAATATGTTTCTACTTCTCTTGCTGCAGCACGACCCTCTGCCAAATACTTGTCTGGAAATCTTTTAAGATCTAACTCAAGACCTTTCTTACGTTGTTGTAGAGTCGCATCATTCTTTAATGTAAACTTGGCAGGTGTATTCTTTGCAGGTTTCCAATGATCGTTTGCTTCTCTTATAATATTAAAGTTTTCAGCGATGCCTATCATGGTAAGTGCTGCTTCTTTCTGAGCACTTGCCTTAGTCTTATCAATAGTAAACTTCATTGCTGATGTATCAAAGTCAAAATTCATCTGAGCAAAGTCAGCAGATAATTTTTCTTTTAATTCAAACTTTACTATACTACTTGCCTTCTTTAATTCTAAGTCTGCCTTTGTATTGTCTGCACCTGCAGGGTCAGACACATCAAAACCTTTGTCACGCAACGATCTGATAACGTCGAATTCATACTGGAATCCTGCGTTTGCTAGTAGAGGTGATGCTGCGTTGCCCTCCCCATCTAAGAGAGGCTCGTTGTCTTTCTTGCGTGCCATAACTATATTTATCGCACTCAGATCTATTATTCCAATGGCGGATTACTCCGCTAATAATAAAACAATTAGTGATGAGATAGCTAATAAAGATAAGAGATCGTACAATGACCACATAATTATCATAGTCTTTCGTTTTCTCATCACTGAAACTTCCTAGACTATACTTCCATATCTTAAATATCACCTGGTTTTCTATTCTCAGAGTAGTATTCGTCAAACTTCATCTTAGGATAGCGTGCTGCTAACTTAAGTGTGTTGATGTATATAACTTCATCCATACGAATGTCTAATGCAGCACATGCATTCTGTGCATACCACAATATGTCACCCAACTCCTTAATGAGATGATCCTTGGTGTCTTCATTCCATGGTTTGCCTTGATATTTAATCTTCTTTACAATCTCCATAAACTCTCCACCCTCTGCTGACATACCAGATGCAGCAGTGTCTAGACGATTGATTTTACATCCTTTCTTTTCTAGTGCATCCATGTGCTGTCTGAATACATCATAGTGTTTACTAGGGTTAGAGCATGTTTGATCTACAAACTCAGCATACCTGTCGAAGTCGATCTTGATCTTACCATCTTCTTCTGTTTGCTTTGCTTTCTTCTCAGCACTAGACATCTTCTGCTTGACCTTTTCTTTGGTCTTATATGCACTGTTGAAACGTGGGTCAGAGGCAACGTCTTTAGCATCTTTAGGTGCTTGTGCTGCAGCATCTTTTGCTGCCTGCTCAAAATTGTCAGCAGCATCAGTCGCTGCGTTAGAAAACTTTTCTGCTTTCTGTTGTATGTCGTCTCCACCATCCATCTCAGGGGTAGGAGCGAAACCGCCAGGATTAACCTTCATATTTTAAAACCTTGGAATTTAGATTTGGTATCAGTTGCAAATTCTTCTTGATTGCTATCAAGAATATTATCTTGAGCACTTTGCTCACAATCATACAGCCTCATCTTCGCTCTGTCAATACCTAACACAAAACGTT